GATTATATTAGACTATTAGTTCGTTATATCAAAGAATTTGTACATCACAATACTAGGCCAGATGGAGAATGAATTAGAGAAAGCATTAGAGAATAAGTTTTTTTGTCCATCTCGTTTCGCACAAGAGATTGAAAATCTTGTGCAGATAAACGTTGAGATGAACTACATTGATGCGATTGTCTACTTCTGCGAGCAAAATAATATCGATTTAGAATCAGTTCCTAAACTCATCTCAAAACCTTTGAAAGAAAAGATTAAGTATGAAGCAATGGAACTAAACTTTCTCAAGAAGACCTCCCGCGCTAAATTGATTTTTTAATGATGCCTTACGATGCCTATCGTGAATACCTTGCTCTAAAAAACCACTTTACAAAAGATAGTTATGATTATCATAAGTATTGTGGAAAAAGTAGAGCAACAGTTCAATCTTTCTACAAACGTAAAGATCGCTTCTGGTTTGAAAAGATTTCAAGACAGAAAACTGATCAAGAAGTTGTAGAATTTTTTGTTGCCAACTTTGTGTCTTGTCCCGACCCAGAAACACTTTGGATTGGTGAAATGATAAAGGAGGGTGAAGAGAGATACCAAAACTGGCAAAAGAAAGTTCAGTCTCTTTCTTATATCTTTAAAGAAGAAAGTCAATCTTTATTTGAAGAGAATAAATTTGAGGATGTTTTTAAGTGTTCGAAGGGACATCCTGTTTTACTTAAAAAGTTTTTAAGTGGTAAAGTATCACTAGAAACTATGGTTCTTTTTGATAAGATCTTTGCATACTCAAAGAACTTTGATAAAAAACTTCAAGACCCGGTGTGGCAAACCGTCAGTCGGCGGATTAAAAAATATAATCCGTTTCTAAATATTGATGTATTTCGTTTTAGGCGAATCTTGAAAGAGATTATTCTGGAGGATCAATGAGTTTCTTTAGTTCAGAAGTTGTCCGTGCAGAGATGACCGAAATTGCAGAACTTCAAGAACAAATTTATGGAAACATTTTTAAGTTTCCAACGATGAGTAAAGAAGAAAAACTTGAGCATGTTGAAGTTTTAGAAACTCTTTTAGATAAACAAAAAGTTCTTTATACTAGGATGAGTTTATCTGATGATCCTGAAGCAAAAGAAATGAAGGAACGTATTGTTAGTTCTGCGATTATGATGGGTATGCCTCCTGGCACTGATATGAACATCATTCTTAACAATATGTCCAAGATGCTTGATGTGATGAAGCAGCAGATTGACAAAACGGGTTCAGACCTGTAGAATAACGAAGTACACAAAAGCCAAATCCAACTAATACGGAGAAATCTAATGTCATTTGAAAATCTCAAAAAACAATCCAAACTGGGTTCTCTCACTTCCAAACTGGTAAAGGAAGTTGAGAAGATGAGTACAACTTCTGGAGGTGCCGATGAGCGTCTTTGGAAACCAGAGATGGATAAAACTGGTAACGGTTTTGCAGTCATCCGTTTCCTTCCTGCCCCCGAAGGTGAAGAACTTCCCTGGGCAAAAATGTATTCCCACGCCTTCCAGGGTCCTGGTGGTTGGTACATTGAAAACTCTTTGACTACTATTGGACAAAAAGATCCACTTGGCGAATATAACCGTGATCTGTGGAACAGTGGTATTGAATCTAATAAAGAAACTGTTCGTAAACAAAAGCGTAAACTGTCTTATTACAGCAATATCTACGTTGTAAAAGATCCTACTAATCCTCATAATGAAGGTAAGGTCTTCCTCTTCAAGTATGGTAAGAAGATCTTTGACAAGGTTATGGAAGCAATGCAACCTGAGTTTGAGGATGAAACTCCTATCAACCCCTTTGACTTCTGGCAAGGTGCTAACTTCAAACTCAAAATCGTAAAGAAAGATGGGTATTGGAACTACGACAAATCAGAATTTGGTTCAGTTGAATCACTACTGGATGATGACGATGCTCTTGAAGCCCTCTGGAAGAAAGAGTATTCGCTGACTGCACTCACTGCTGCTGATCAATTCAAGTCTTATGAAGAACTTGAGCGTCGTATGAACGCAGTTCTTGGTCTTAAGAACTCTTCTCCTGCCCGCTCCCGTGCAGTAGTTGAGCAAGAAGATGAACTTGAAGAGTTTACTCAAACTCCTACAGTTCAAGAGCGTGTGGTAGAAGAACTGGAACAGTCTTATGCTCGTTCCAAGTCTCCTTCACTTCCTCAAATCTCTCAAGATGATGATGAAGATGATGCTCTTTCTTACTTCCAGCGTCTTGCTGAAGATTGATCAAGAATAGAGTCTAATATTATCAGCTCTTTTCAAGGTGTCGCTCACAAACAGAGTGGCACCTTCTTTGTATGCCATCATTTCTTCCATATCATCGAGAACAATATTTAAGTATCTTGGTTTGAGAACGTAGATGTTTCTTTTATCATTCTCAAGTTTTTCTTCATATTCATAGTTGGTAACTGGAACTGTAATATTTACGGTGTCTACTTGAGATTCTATGAAGGAATCATAATAACTTACTGAATAATCCTGGGGAACTTCTAACCCACCAGGAACAATTACAACTCCTTGACTATTTTTTATTTCTGCAGTTTCGTAATGATGCGTATCATAAATTTTATTATATACTTCTTCTTCTGTGGTTAATCCAACTCCATACTTTTCTCTTAGATATGTGTCAAAAGATATTTGAGTTAGTGGCCATTCGGTTTGAATATTGACGATGTTATTTGAAAGTAGGACTACCCAGTCTAAAGTTGAGTCATCATATATTTCAAAAGCAACATTGTCTGGACGATCATCTCCAATGATTTTATATTTCTCAAAGAATGAAACTTCTTGAAAAATATCAGGACGAAGTGTTCCTCTTTTAAATAAATTCTTTACTTCAATATAATCACCAATTTTAGCATCTGGGAGTCGGTTAACATATTCAAAAGATGGTAGTTGCCTGAAGTATGGATTTGTCATTTTAGTAACCTATTACACTATCTTTATTTTGATCAAGAGTTGCATAATCATCATTAAAGATTGGCTCAAGTTCTTGGAATTGCATTGTGATTTCATAAGAAGTCATCAAACCATCAGCGAATGTCATATAATTTCCTTCTGGTGTGTAGTTCACTGTAAATGATTGTAACGCACACTCTTTGATGTAATTAATATATGGATGATCTTTTGCTTTATGTAGATATCTTATTTTAAAAGTGTTGGGTGCCTTTAGGAATAGTTGCGAAGCAGTTCTTTGGGCTGCCATTCCTTGCTTAAAGAATCTTATGATTTGACGAATTTGTTCTCTGTCGTCAACACCTCTTGCAGACAATTTAAATGTAAAATTAAAAGGTCTTAGTGATGGACCCGTAAACAATAATTCCATATTTGGGTTTTGGACTGTGCCTTCAAATCTGGATAGGAGATTTGATGTTCCAACTGCTTGCTCAGCAAAAAATGCTTTTATTGCTGTTGATATTTCTCCAGAACTAGCACCTGCTTGATCTGTTAGTTGTTCTGCAGTTTTTGCCCCCGCTTCTCCTCCGCCACTTATTATAGAATTTGCAAGAGATACTGCTGCTTTTTGTGCCGCATTTAAACTATCACTTCCCCAAGAGACGGCATTTGTATCAGAAATTCCACCTGGTATCGGTAAAATAACTCTGCCAATAGTTCTTGAAGTATAATTACTTCGTTCTTTCAAAGATCCTAATTGATCATTTGTTTTTTCTCCAATAGATCTTTTCTCATAACTTAACATATTAAATTCAATAACATCTTGATGTTGAATTTGTAAATTTGCTGGATATTGTAATTTTAAACTAAAGGGCGTGTTCCCCTTGTCATCTTTTTTATATCTGGTCCCTTCTCTTAATACAGTTAAATCTTTTTTAGTATCTGCTGCTATTTGTTCCTCTGATAGTGTACTTGCACTGTTTGGCGATATTAGTTTATTCGATTTTGCTTGTGCTTCTGCGTCAGTTCCACCAGATGCCTTTACACCTTGTGCTGTTGTAGTCTTTGCTGCATTTTTAATATTATTGATTCCTTCTGAACCTGATAATGATTTAACTTCAGATTCACTTAACTTGGCATTTGCATCTGCCACAAATTTTCCTGTTGATGGATTATATGTTCCTAAACTTTGGAATTGTAAAGCAGCACCTTGCTTATAAATTTGAGTTACTCCAGTTTCTGCATTTACTACTGGAGATAAAATTCCACTAATTCCTTTCACTTGGAATGGATTTTTTCCAGGTTCTCCGTAAGTTCCTGCCATCAAAAAATCCTCCCATTTGCGACAGGAACAATCATCTCAATTTTTTGTAGAGTATGAGACATTTATGAGAGGGGTTTTTATTTATTTAGACGTATTTTTCTATAAGGTATGGATAGCATCTCGTCGAGTTCTTCATACTTTACAACGTGAAGTTTACCTACAATTTCTTCCCAGGTGTATTGTCTACCTTCTCTCCAATGAAAATTGATGCCTTTGAACCCCCATTTTTCTAATGAGGTGCAGGCAATCAATGGATGTTGGTCATATTCAATGTCTGGTGTTTTTGGATTATAAACAAACGTATAAAACTTTCCTGGTTCTGGATATAATACTTCTTGCTTTAATACATCCATAATAATCAGCATCAAGTCTTCTGGATCATATGTACCAGCAGCATCAATTCTTTTTTTTAATTCCTTCATTCTTGGAGGAACACCAGCATACTTACCGAAACCTTCTGCCATTATTTGATTCCTAATTCTTGTTCGGTGATAATCTTGAACCCAATCATATTATCTTTACAAAACTCTACAGCAGCACTCCATTTTGCTTGATTGGTTGCATAAGTATAGACTTCGTGAAGATAAGACTTGGTTGTTCTTGATCTTGGTTTCGGTTCTACCGTTTGTTTTTTGGGTTTAATTTCAATAATATACTTTTTAATTTCTCCAGATTGTTCTCTAACTTTAATGATAAAGTCTGGAAAGTAAGTTCTTACTTTTTGCTTTACAGGATCGTAGTATTTGATGCGAATTTCTTCACTACCCCAAGCAATAATATTTTCGTTCAAGTCGCACCAATGACAAAACTTACGTTCCCAACTACTTCTGCATATAATATTGTTGGGATCCCCAATGTATTTCTGTGGATAGGATGGTTTGTATTTGCTCTTGATACTTTCTGCCATTATCCTTACTACATAATATATACGGTCAAAAAGTATTTATAAATGGCAGTTCCAAAGCCAGCAGCAAGAAGCGTATCTCAAATAAAAAGTTCCTTGCTTCAACCAGCATTAACTTCTCATTATGAGTTGTATCTTTCAATGCCTAACGGTAATGCTGGGGACTTTAACAAAATAATGCTTAAAAATGGCGTCAATTTTTCAACTGAACAATCAAAATTGCAACTTGCTTGTAGTGAAGCGACTTTACCTGGATCTAGCTTAGCGACTCTTGAAATTAATAATGATTATACTGGTGTCACTGAAAGACACGCATATCGCAGAATTTATGATGATAGAATTGATTTGACTTTTTACGTTGATACAAAATATACTGTAATTAGATTTTTTGAAACTTGGATTAAGTATATTATGAATGAGAGTATTAGTGGCATAGAGGGTGGACCTTCTGGATTAGTATCTCCAAACTTTTTCTATAGTGTTAGGTATCCAGAAGAATATCAAACAAAATTTTCTATTGTAAAATTTGAAAGGGATTATCAAACAAGATTGTCATATACTTTTCTAAAGGCATATCCAATTAGTATATCTTCTATGCCAATATCTTATGATTCATCTTCTTTACTAAAATGTACAGTTTCCTTCACATATTCTCGATATTATGTTGAGGATCTTAATGGTTCTACTCCACCTACAGATGTACAGAATCCGCAGTCATCATTAAATAATCCATTGGAGCAAGCAGGATTTAATGTCTCTGCATATCAGAATTTTTCTAATCCACAGTTTGGCGTAGACACAACTGGTGGATTGTCCGTTCAAGATGCATTATCTTCTGGAAATTCTCTTCAAGTTTATGAGGGTGAAGAGATAATTGGAGCAGTAAATTCCAACCAAACACGAGTTGAATCTGGTCTTCCTTACGTTGGGAGAAATGTTGGTCCTATATCACCCTTCCAATAAGACATAAAAAAAGAGGGTCTTAATGACCCTCAGTTTGGAGTTGGAAGTTCTACGTTTGAATTTTGAAGAACTGCAAAAAGAACAGTACTTCCCCCAACAACTAAAAATGGAATTAGAAGTAAAGAAATAATTAAGGTTTTCATTGATCTTTTTTAAGACCCTGAGACAAACCAATAGCACTTACTACGCCAGTGAGACCATAAATACCGCCCCAGAGACCCAACCACAAAGAGTTGTTGCGGTGAATTTGAGAAACTTCTGGAGCAACTTTATGGTACTTGTATGCCGCATCATATTCTTGAACATACCATACAAAGCACGCACCAGTTGCTGCGGTGGTGACCGAGAGTGCTGATGCAAGGTAAAAGTTGAGAAGTCCTTTCATTTCTTTGTTTGAACTGTAGTTATTATAGCACTACTTTTGAGTCATTCGGCACGGGGGTGGACACTTTCCTTTCCGTCCATCTACCATAAATAAACACACATGAAGTTCTATAGGATATTATGCCTTTACCAAAGATTTCTACTCCAACTTATGAACTTGAATTGCCATCAACAGAAGAAACAATTCAATACAGACCATTTTTAGTTAAAGAAGAAAAGTTACTTGTAATTGCTTTAGAGAGTGAAGATACAAAGCAAATTACAACAGCTATTAAAACAGTTATTAAAAATTGTATTCTTACAAAAAATATCAAAGTAGAATCTCTTCCAACCTTTGACATTGAATATTTGTTCTTAAATATTCGTGGCAAGTCTGTTGGGGAAGAACTTGACGTTAATATTATTTGTCCTGATGATGGAGAAACTCAAGTTCCAGTAAAAATTAATTTAGATGATATTCGAGTTCAAAAGAATAAAGATCATACAAATAGAATTAAACTTGATGGTTCTATTATGATGGAAATGAAGTATCCATCATTGGATCAGTTTATTAAAAATAATTTTGACTTTAGTGATAAGAATGCAATGGATCAATCGTTTGATTTGATTGCATCTTGTATTGATAAGATTTTTACTGAAGAGGAAGTTTGGACTGCTGGTGATGTTACTAAAAAAGAAATGTCAGACTTTTTGGAATCAATGAATTCTTCTCAATTTAAAGATATTGAGAAGTTTTTTGAAACCATGCCAAAACTTTCTCATACCATTAAGGTTACAAATCCAGTAACAGATATTGAAAGTGAAGTTGTTTTAGAAGGGTTAGCATCTTTTTTCGCATAAGTATGGTCCACATGGATCTTGAAAATTATTTTAAACTTAATTTTTCATTAATACAGTATCATAAATATTCATTATGGGAAATTGAAAATATGATCCCTTGGGAAAGGGACATATATGTTACGTTATTGCAACAGCATCTTGAAGAAGAAGAGTTAAAACAAAAACAGCAGATGAGCAATGCCCATTTCTAATCAAAAAGAGGAAATAGATGCTAGAGTATTAAGGCTCATTGGTCTTGATGATGTTTTTGACTTAGATTATGAAACATATTTGACTCTTCTCAAAGAGGCAATGGTCAAGGGTAGGATGACCAAAAAAACAATTCCTACTGAAGAAGTTATGCTCTTAACTGAGGAATATAAAAGAGTTAAGAGTAAAAAAGATAGTGGTAGATTTGAAGTTAAGAAGAAAAAAATAACTGCAGGATCTTTTAATGTTAGTGGTGTAAAGGGACTAATCGGTGGATCTGCAGTCAAGGCAACTGCTATTGGTGCTTCTCCATTATCAAAATCTTTAGAGGATAATATATCAACAATTACTGCTTCTATGGTTTCTATAAGCGAAACCCTGAAGCAGCAAAAGAAAATAACTGATGATTCTACTGCATATGATAAAAGAAAAGCAGAGCAAGAAAAAAGAGGTCTTGTAGAAAGTAAATTAGAAAAAAGATTTGAAGGATTAAAAAAAGCAGCAGAAAAAATAATTGCACCCGTCAAATCGTTACTTGATAGAATCATCCAATTCTTTACAACAGTTATACTTGGGAGAATAGTTTATAAACTTGTTGAGTGGTTGGGTGATGAAAAAAATGCAAGTAAGGTCAAATCTATTATTCGTTTTGTAAAAGATTGGTGGCCAGCGTTACTTGGATCTTATATTCTATTTGGAACAAGTTTTGGCAAATTAATAAGAGGTTTAACAGGAATCGTTGGTAGATTTATATTCCAACTTGGAAAGGTTGCTATACCTAGATTGCTATCTGTAATATCAAAAAATCCTTTAGCAAGTTTAATAGTAGGAACTTCTGTAGCAGGAACACTTGCAAGAACCGGTGAAAGAGAAAGATTAAAACCAGAGTTAGACAAGCAAAGAGGAAGTGTAGAAAAAACTGAAAAGGATGCTAGTGCTCCTTGGTATCAAAAACTTGGTGCATCTTTTGCTAAACAAGAACTCACAACTGGACAACAACGACAAAGTATAGTTGCTCCTGTTCCTGGCGCAATGTTTAGTGGTGGCGGATTAGCAAATGGATATGTGAGCGGTGAGAAGGGAGTTGATAAAGTTCCTGCGATGCTTAGTGACGGTGAATTTGTCATGTCTCGTGGTGCTGTTTCTAAGTATGGCGTAGATACTTTGGAGGCAATGAACGCCGCTGGCGGTGGTACTAACAAACCAAAGATTATGGGCGGAACCACCTACGCTGCAGGTGGCGGTATGGTTGGTAAATCAAATACTCCCTTTTTTAAAGATCCTATAGATGCGATTAGTAGATTTATAAAATTTAAGTTTGGTGCAGATCCTGGTAAACAATCTACTTGGGGATTTCCTACGATTCCCTCCCCAACACCAAAAGCAAGTTTTTCGTCAGGTGGTTCTACTGGATCCTTGATGACTGATCCTATAGGTGCAGTTGCCAGAATTGCTAACAATATGGGGATAAAAACTCCAAATGTTCCATCTTCAAAATCTAAACCTCAAGGTGCTAAGACTAAACCTGGTGGTAGTCAAAAAAATATGTTCCAGGAAATTTATGAAAAACTTACTGGACCTGGAGCAGCAACTTATAGAGATGCTGGTTCAATATATGCTAAACAAATGCTTGGTGGAGTTGGTGG